GCGCAGGCTGATGCGCCGGCGATCGTGAGTGGTTTCAACAAGCGGGGTGTCGCTATGGCGGTTAAGGATCTCAACCGAGTCAGTCGGTCCGATCCGATCATAGAAGTCAAATTCAGCATTCTGGGTTTCTTGACGAACTGCAGGACGCAGGCGCGAACCCATCTGCTGAAACTGGACTTCGATATTGCTTTTATACGTCTGTACAAAAGCTTTGTCAATTTGGAATGACATCTAAGTCTCCTTTGTTAAGTTTCTTTTTGGTTCGGCTAAGTTACCCGTATCCGGACTTATCCTTGCGAAAGCGCTCGCCAACGGTCAAACTTTCTTGACGGTCAACCAGGCCCTTTCGGGTTGTCTGATACATAAAGACTACGCCGGTCTTGAATACTTGTACAATTTATTTTTAAACGTCAGCCGGGAAAGCAATTGCGTGTAGCGTTTGCCAGCGCTTTGCTGCTTCCTTATGGCCAACTTGCGACTTGTCGGTCAACTTTTTAACAAAGTCACCATCGCCTCGAAGCTGGTCTAATTCGGCTTGTGCCTGGGTAGGGCTCACACCGCCAAACGAAGAATCCCCGCCTTGATCTGCTTTTGATTCAGCCATAGCTAATCCTACGTTTGAAAACAAACCAATAAGCTCTGGGCTATTTCCAAGACCTGTTTTTTCAAGATAACCTACAAGTTCCGGCGAACCAAACTGCTGAATTGCACGCTGTGCTGCCGCAACTCTGACATTGTAGTCGGGGCCATAGCGCTGTTTCATCGCAGCAATCGCTTGTTCGGCTTGCTGCTGTTGTTCGGCCGTACCCTTTTGAACGCGGTTATTTACGTAGTCCATGTATTTGCCATAAAGCGTTTTTGCCTGGCGAGATGTCAGGCCGCTTTCATGAAACACCTTAAGCATGTGCTCATTCATTTCCTTGTCAAACAATTGATCTGGGAAATTTTCTGGCTTGCCAAGTTTATAATCCTCTGGCTTGGAAGGTCGTCCTAACTTGTTAAAGAAATTATCCCACTCTTCTTGACCGGCAGTTTCCTTAGGCATCACGATCTTTTCAGCGCCGACAAGCGATTGGGCGTGGACATAACTTTTAGCCAAGCTTGGGATGTCATTAATTGACTTTAATGACGGATTGTCACGAAGGTCTGGTGGCAATACCTCACGCCAACTAGTGGTCGGTGTCGCCGCGTTAGAAGTTGTAGTCGCTTGAGGCGCAGCCTCAACTGGTGCAGCCGCTCCGGCAGTCATTGTATCACTCATCTTTTATTCCCTCCTCCATGTATTTTTTTAGCTGTTCTTTATCCCTGCACACGAAGCGCAAGATTGAAAGAACAACATGCCGTTGTCCTTCCTTAAAAGCAGTGACATTCGCGTCACTGCTAAAGGACGGGCGGTATACATGAAATGTTTTCATAAGATGCTTCAATACTAGATCGCCATCGGGGGTGTTAAACACCGCCTTATATGCGTCATTTAGTCGGCTAATGTCTGCTAGCTGTTTAAAACGATCAAGCAGCGCCACGACCACCTCCAAGACCTATTTTTTGAAGAAGTCCACTATCAGAGAATGATTTTGCCGCCTTACCAGCTTGTTCGGCCATTTGTGCCGCTTGCATCTGCTCTTGAGCTTGTTGTCTGGACTCTCTAATTTGGGCAATCTCTTCTTGTGTTCTCAAAATAAATCTTGGAATATCCCTGACTTCAGCCATAAAGCCGGCTAAACGATCAGGGTTGATTGAGTCTAAAATGTCTGGCGCTATCTGTGCTAACGGACTTACGTCAGCAAGAAACCTTTGAACTTGTACGGCTCGTGATGCCACTTGGGCCCTAGCTGCCGGACTAACATACTGTATCTTTAACCTAGTTGACTGCATCTGCGGAGGTGCAGGCGGAATCTTTTTTGCAGAATCTAAAATTTGATAAGTACGCTGCACTAATGGACCAAGCAACTCTGTTTGAATACGGCCAAGCATTGGTGCCATCATGCGCAACTGTTCTTCACGGCGATCAGCAACTTCATACGCCGTCATCTCAACCTTAAGTTTCTGCATCCTTAAAAAGTCAACATAGAAACACTTCATAATGTGCTCGCGCCGCTGTTCCATCATCTCAAGACCAATATCCACGCGGCCGTTAGTAACCAAAGGCTCAATCTTATCGGAACCTGGAGTGTAAAATATCAACGAAGAAGGGGCTGTCTGGATAGGCATCAAGAAGCCATCGTCTGGCACCATGAGTGGGGGATCTATGACCTTTTGTGCCGCCTTGAGGACTACCTCAGACATTTTATTAACCATCTTAATGTCAGGCAAACAAGTCATCGCAGGTGAACGACCGTAAACTTCGCTTGCCAACTTAGACCAGCGCGGTACATGGTATGGAAAAGACTTAAACCCACCTTCTTCAACGATCTCCTTAGTATCAAGACAAACATAACACGATTCAAAAGGCATATTCATCGTGTCAAGACGTTGCTCGTTGTAACCTTTTCTAGGATACACGGCGTGAAAAAACTTCCACTCTTTGTCAGCGTTGCGCTCTTCTTTGACTTTATTAGGGGCACGATCGCCAAAGCGCTGCAAGCACTGCCTGGTGGTATACTTTAGTTCACGATAGACTGTGTCGACCGTGCCGTCAGAGTTTTCAAGAATAAAACATTGCGAAAGGGGAAATGCTCGGAATAACGGCACGCCATTTGTAAAATCCTCTCCCTGATATAATACGGCCGTACCAAATACAGCGAGGTCAAGGTAGGTCTCATGGATCGAGGAATGAAACCGCGACTTGGGCGAGGAGTATGCTTCATAAATAGAATTTGACACAATCTCAAGCCAAGCTAAAGTTTCTTGGTCTTCAACCAAGGCCGGGTCGTTAGCTTGTAAGGTAAACCAGCGCTCAACCGGGCCTGTTAAAAAGCTATGCAGACCTGCTGCTAATTGCTCAGACGCAAGTAAAGCGGTGCCATCAAGGATCTTATTATGGCGTCTTTCAGCCTTTACTGGAAGACGATTAAAGTCTTCGGCAGTAGGTCTGACAAGCTCGCGCAACTCTTGCCAGTGATCGTTCCAGGTGGTACGATCGGCCTTCAGTTGCTCGAACCGCTTTATCTTGTCGTCTACTTCAGCCATTAGGCGCCTAAGGTAGATTTAGTGCCGCTCATGGTTGAACCGCTAACACCAAGACCGGACGTGAGGATTGTACCCTCTCGACCGGCGGCGCGACGATTAACCAAGTTTGTCCTACGACGACGTTCGCCTTCAGCCTCGGCCGCAGTAGCCTCGCTCGCTGCTGGCGCAGGAGCTGGGGGCGGCGGAGGAGGCGGGGGTGAATAACTTGGACCGCCCATGTTAACCTCCTAACAAGGTCTTCTTTTCAGTTGGACCTTCCTCAACGCCAAGACCAGACGTTAGAATGGTGGACTCGCGTCCGGTTGAACGGCGCATAACTTCACGACGACGTTTTGTTTCCTCAGCCTCGGCGGCCTTGTCAACCGTCGGTGCCGGAGGAGGAGGTGCAGGAGGGGGAGGAGCTGAAACTCCACCACCACCACCAAATAAACCGCCCATAGTTAACTCCTTTGCTCAGCCAAGGACATCGTAGTCCGTGACTGCGCGTTGTTGCCTAGGCTCCTCGCGTAATGGCCGATCACGGAGGCCCCAGGCCAGGTATCTGAATGCATCTGCAGCATGCGAACTCCAATCATGCATGGGTTTGTCACGAAATACACGCTTTTTTTCATCGAAGTCTTTCCGATACTGACGCATAGCCTCGATGCCTCTCTCACACCGTTCCGCATTAAACCAGCACCTAGGTAGCAGGTTTCTTACTGCCTCAATACCGTCTTCGACGGCATGTTGCTTGACGACAGTGAACTTAATACCCAGGCTGCGTGCCACGTCAATACGAGCCTTGCCACTCGAGAGCTCACGGACTTGAATGTCGTGAGGGGCGAGGTGCCGGTCGTAGACGTAGTCTTTTTGCTTGAGGATTTTGACATAGTGTGGTAAGCCCTCCCCGGAGTTTTCGTAAAAATCTATAACACGTATTTCGTGCCCGAACACCTGGAAAAACCAAATAGCTGTAGAATCACCTACGCCAAGGTCCCAAGCAGTATGGACCGGGATCCGAGGTTCCCAGGCCACCTTACAAATCCTACCCTCTGTCAAGGCCCGTGACATACCGTCGCCGTAATAAGCACCTACAAGCGGGGCATCAAATGAGCAGAAATATTCTTGTTGGATAAGCTCCTCAGGCATACCTGACTTCCGCTCATCGTCTACAACCGACAACGGAATTGCGTTAGTCTTATCGACTGGCAAGACCTGACAAAACCACTTGGCATTCTCCTGTGCCATCTTCAATAGATCATACCCGTGGTTCCTACCCCTAGCAGTATAGATAAACAATGCCCAACCGTCATTCTCGGCAAGAATGGGCCTGATCAAGTTCCAAGCTTCGGGGTCCTGGAGGCTATACTCAG